ATTTTTACAGACTTAGGAACTAGCGGTGCCGAGCCATTGTCTAACTCAACTGTAATTGATCCGCCTGATGGTACCGCAGTTAAACTTACGGTTGACTTAGGACCTTTCTGCCCTGACACATTAAATGTGGTACCACCATTCGGTAGCAAGACTGGCATAAGTTTAGCCACACCATCTGCATAATCGATACTACCAGTCGCATCACCTGTGAACTGCCCTTGTCCATTGTCTGTGGCAGTCTTAGTCACACCATTTAGAAGCCAATCTACAGACAATGTTCCCGCCACAATCGAATCATTTACAGGGATCTCGATATAGGCTTTATTGATGGTTAATCCTGATCTCTCCTGAGCCGTGATCATATTGCTCCAAGTCAGCAATATTGCGCTACCCACATCGGCAAGCTCACCGACAGTGACCGCCATGGTACCTGTTTCATAATCTACACTGCCAGAACCAAAGGATGAGTCTGATCCACGTAACTGGCCAGCGCCATTGTCGCGCAGTGTGTAGACTTGGTTTTGCACTAGATATGAAAACTGCAAACTTCCCGGCGATGGCAGCGGTACCAAGTTTTTAATCCAGTTAAATCCATTATTTTCCTGATTCACATAAATCAGCATCGATTCAACTGGTGCAGTTACTGCAGCAGCTGGCATAAACGTGACTGTTAAATCGGTTGTACCTGTGCCCGCATTGGCATTCCAAGCAATTGCACCATTCTGGTAGTTAATCGTACCAATTGAAGTACCAGTACTATTCTTGAGCTCCCCACCGACGTCAGTAATCGCTGAACCAAATAAATTAAATTCAACTGATTTAGGCATCACGCTTGAGCCGATATATAACCCTTGCACTGTATTCACTGTGATGTTTGGAAAGGTCTTGTTTAGTGCGCCACTTGCAGTTTTGACTAACGCTACTGAATCGCCTGCCGCATTAATATTGACCATTGGTGTTTCAGTCTGCGCTGATGGAACAAGCTGGGTATAAACACTGTCAGCAACAACAGAATAATCACCCACCTGTGCAGATTCTTTTAAATTTGCACTGGCATAGTATTTACCGGTATCAGCAACAATGGTGTCACGAATAATAGTTTGGCTTTTTTCGCCGTTGTACCACTGCTTTGCTGATAGGCCCACAAAATCAGTTTTGAGTGCATCACTGAGGCCATAAGTCGCAATCTTGTATTCAATCTGCTTGCCATCAATCATCAAAATTGCAGTACGTGTTGAGACTTCGGTAATACGTAAATACTGCTCAATCTCTAAAGGCTTACCTTCATTCGAAATCAGCACAATGGATGCACCAATCGCACTTTCTGCTTCTTGTGGAAACATGGCCACTTGCAACGACTTCATGCCCAACCAGTGTGTATCAAGCGGTGTGCCTGTCAGCTGTGCACCTTTGGCCAAGTAGTTTTCGATTCGGTTCTGCGCACTCGATCGCTCATCCGTCCAGCTATTGGTACTAAATAATACGGCGGAAACATTCGGATCTTTAGGATTTTCGGAAATAAAGACTGTAGCACCCATCAAAGCATCAGTATCAGCTGTATTGACTGCAGCATAAATCTTTTGGATTGATGTGCGACCTGTTGTTCGATCCATTTCAGAAATATCGTTGAACAAGTTATTACTTTGGCCATCGATAATTTCACGGCCTGAATATTTACCACCACCGTCTTCAGCATCAGTTTTAATGCGTTCAGACTCCAGCAGTTTTAGGTTGTTGGTTTCAATCGGCATCGCTTACCTCGGTGAATCGCATAGTGACATTAAAATAGGTATCAAGTGATGTTGCTGGAGTGCCCTTGATTGTGGAGCTTTCAAGGGCACCATCTTTATGGTTAAAAACCACGTTGAAGCGTCGCTGATCATGTGGCCACTGAAACTGCAAGCTGAATTGCTCTTGAAGGTTTTGCCATTCGCGTAGCATGTTTAAGTCACGCAGTTTGATCCAGCCTTTGGTTTTGTTAGCGGGCTGTAACGTGATTGGCCGACCTGCTTGTTTTCGACCTTCTTGAATAATCAAAGCACCGTTAATGGCATATTCCTGGTTCTGCTGTATCTCAGACCAGTTTTCATCAGACCAAAAAAAACCATCCTCTAATTGGATGGTTTCTGATGTGTTTTTACGGACTAATTTCATTACATGCTCCGTTTAAGCATTTCAAATTCTTGAAGCATTTCTTCAACGCTATTAACAGCTTCAGTCGTACCTTGTAGCTCAGCCACTTTAACGCCTGACTGCAATTCCAGAACCTTCTTCTCGGTCGGTTGAATATCTTGCAACGGCGTAAGATCAAAACTAGAAGCAACCATTGGCGCATCTGGCATTACCGGCGCTTGATAAATTGATTCACTGCTACCAGTAAGCGCTGAGCCAATATTGCTCAAACGACCACCTGATCGCTGTGCTTGAGCTCTTGCATTCGCTGCATCCGTTTTGGCTTTCATTTCAGCTTTAAAGTTATCCCAGTAATCATCAGACGCCTTTTTATCCGTACCAACCTCAGGCTGATTCTGCACAGTTGGCTGGTATACTTGATTAACATTGCTCTGAGTAGCAATAGCTGCACGTTGGATCTCGCCAAGTTTAGAGACTGTAGCTTTGCCAGTGGCATCTATTTGGACTTCAAGGCCTAGATAAGCAGCTTTGGCATTTGCGACAGCAATCACCTGCGCATCACCTGACGCATAGGCCAAACGAATAGTTTCCTCATAAGCTTTTTGCAAAGCATCCTGCGTGGCTTCACCGCTTTTCAAAATAATATTGAAATCATTCATCGCTAAATCAGCAGCAAGTTTTAGTTGCTCCTTAGTTTTTATACCAAGGCGCTCGAATGCCTGCTCAACTGGATTCAAGGCATCGGGCAATTCCTGCACGGCACGCTTAACTGCCTGCATCCCCATTTCTACCTGAGAAGTTGACAGTTTTCCTTGCTCACCAAAGGATTGAAGCTTTAATTTTGCAGCGTCAATTTCTGCCTGACTTTTAGCTATTTCCAGCCATTTAATCCAAGCCTCATAGGTAACATCTGCTGCTTGTTTTCCTGTAATCCCTAGCGCTTCCAAACCCGAAACAAAGTTGTTAACACTGGCTTCATTTTCCTTGAATTTCGCAGAAACACGATTTAAAGAAACATCTAAATCCAGACCCAAGGCAATCGCAGCCTTTCTGGCTTTATCTGCTGAAGCTACATTTTTCTCAGCGCCTTCCGCAGATGCATCCCATGCTTGAACAGATATTTTGCCTGCTTCGTTCATGGTGACGATATAACCTTTCGTCATCAGATCGGCTTGCATCACACCATTCATTAGGCCTTTATTAGCGACAATTGCAGATTCAGCGTAGGCCTGAACGGCCTTTAACTTCTCATCTTCTGTGGCTTTCTTTCCATTTAGCTCAGTTTGTTGATTTGCGAGCACCTGATCCAGGTGTTTTTTGGCATCAGCCAAACTTTCAGCATTCTTTTGCTCTTGAGTCTTACCTATTTCATCAAGAGCTTGCACAGCTTTAGACTTAAATTCTAAGGCACCATCTGAAGCTTTCTTGTAGTACTCCTGAGCCTTGGTCGCCATTGCATCCATATCTGCAATAGCTTGCTGCTTAACATCACCCCATGTGAATTTTGAAACCAATTGCACCCATGCAGCTGCTAAATCATAGATAATTCCCACGAATAAATTTGCAGCAATTTGAATTCCTTTAAACCCATCGCTAATAAAACCCATTGCAACATTGAAAACTTGTAGCACCTTGGTGAAGCCATTCGTTTTAGAGCTAGCCTCATCAATTCCGTTATTGAAATCATATATGCCACTTAACACATCATTTAAGACATCACGAGTGATGACAAAAGCTTCACCCAGTGTTTCACCTATTGTTTTGATGACTTCATAAATACTAGTTAGGGCAGTTTTTAACGCAACAACGGTTTCTGGATCAACCTTTTTAAGTTGATCACCCACCCATACAAATCCCTCACCAATATCACTTAAAAGAGTTTCAACAATCCCCATATTGTCGGCAATCGTTACAAGCCATTCTGCTACAGTTGCACTCGCACCATTAGACTGGTCCATCTTACCAATCAAAATTTCCCAACTGGTTGAAATGCGCTGTAATGCATTACCGATAGTAGTTGGAAATTGATCAAAGGTTTGTTGTACTGCATCCTTTTGACTCAATAAAGCCTTATAAACACGCTCTGCGCCAAGCTCTCCATTGTCAGCCATATTCTTAAGTTCACCAGTGGTGACACCTAAACCCTTGGCTAACGCTTCTGCAACCCCAAAACCATCTTCCATCATGGAATTGTATTCTTCACCACGAAGCGTACCTTGCTGCATGCTTTGGATAAATTGCTGTGTAAATGCCTCGCTAGCTTGCGCGGATACACCACTGATTTGAATTGCTTGATTGATGGTTTTAGTTAAATCAAGGGAATTCTGCTGAGTCATCCCAGTGTCTTTACCAACAGCGTTCAATCTCGTGAACAAGTCACCTGTTGCACTCAGACTTGAGTTTGTCATCAAAGCAATTTGGTGCACGCCAGCCATTGCAGACTTAAAGTTACCGCCCTCTTTAGTTGCGATATTAATTCGTGCTGAAAGATTGGTATATGAATCGGCTGTCGCTGACAATTCGCGAATACCAAGCCCCACACCTATTGTAGCCATAGCACCAACAAGTGCATTGACTGCAAATTTGGCGTTATTTAGGCCTTTTTGTGCAGTCTGTGTAGCGCTTTCTGTATTTCGAAGACTGGCATTTGCCCTGCCAACTTCGGTATGAAATTCAATAAATGCACTTTCAGCTTGCTGAACTTCGCTCTCAAGCTGGTCTACTTGTTTTTGTGCAACTGAAATATCTGCAGGTGTTGCTTTTGTTTTAGAAAAATCTTCCAGTCTCTTTTTGGCTGACTCTAGGTCAGACTTTAAGAACGCTAAAGATTTAATCGATTGTTTACCAAAATCGGTAAAGTTTTTTGCAGTGCTTTTGGCATTATCTCCAGCATCCCGAATGATTTGAGTGGCACTAGTTAGTGACTTAGTTAGGCCATCTGCCAACTCTTTACTTTTCTCCGGAACAATATTTCCAAGTGCTTTGGTTGTATCACTACTTGTCTGCTTCAACTGATCCGCTTCAGCTTTGATACTGTCAAAAACCTTTTTAGTAACGTTTTCAGATTGCTTAGCAGCAACAACAAGCCCCTTGCTATCACCATCCATGATTAATTTAAAAGTTAAATTTTTACCAGACATGACGACCTCAAATTTTGGGCAATAAAAAACCCGCCAATTGGCGGGTTGAGCTCAAGGGAAAATACCCTCTAAAGTATTTTGAATACTACTTACTGCATTGTGAGCATATCCATAGATTTGCAACAGCGGATGCGCGTTTTGCAATCATGTGCCATAAAAACATCATTTCTTGCGCTACTTTTATTTCTATATCTATTAAACCTTAGCTTAGCGCGAAGTCTTAATCTGCGTTACTTTGCCATTCTCAATGGTAATCGTATAGGTTTTACTGCCGTCTACATAACTAACTTCACGCACTGGGGTTTCTTTGCCATTCATATTTTTAGTGTAGTCGTATGTTGATGCTGGCTGACCAAGCTTACCTACGATCTGACCGTAACTATCTCCCACGCGAACACGCTCACCATTAACACTGGTATTAGTTAAATTCGCATTCGCAAAAGTAAAAGCAGACATTAAAGCAGTCGCAATCAGTAATTTTTTCATCATATTCCCCATTATTTTAAATATTTACTGAATATTACAGTGATCAAATTCACACCACAATGTAAAAATTACTGATCTTTCTCAAGTGATTTAATAAATTCATTAAACTTCTTATTTATTGCATTCTGCGCCCTAGTTGCGATCGCTAAATTACGCATCTTCATACGTTCAGCTTTTTGAGTCGATTTAAGATAATAACGGAATGAGCCGTAACTCATCTGCATAATGCTTTCAGGCTGATGACCATTCGATACCAGCATCTGAAACACATCAAACCAACTACTCTTTTTGCGCGGATCTAAATCATCACGATGTTTAGGCTTCGGCTCTGAGAAAAAAGCATGATTTACATTAATCACAGCATCCAGCAATTGAGTGATGATTTGCGCATCACTCTTAAATAACTCAATGATCTGCTCAATACTGTATTTCAATGAATAAGCAATCAATTGAGTTGATTCAAACGCATGAGCATCAAATATCTTTCGTGTGGTTTCATCTGGGTGATTATTCAAAAAGTCTTTAATGACCTGCGCCGCACCTGACCACTCATCAAAGTTATGCATCTGCAGTTGGTACACCGATAATTCACCTACTTTAATAGGTCGATTTGAGGCAATAAAAAAATCATTCATTGAAATACCTTCGCTAGAGCCACAAATGCATTAA